TGTATCAAATGCACCGCTGTTAATTAATTCAGCAGCCATCCATGGTTGACTTGGTGATCCCCACTTGGTAGTAATTTTTTTCCACTTACGCACTGCCATATTATGTGCAGTAGGATGACCAAACATGAGTGGCATCTTCTTAGGAAAGAACTCACCTTCTACTGTAAAGACTACCTGACAATACTCACTGCCATTTTTAGACTTCACCACAGAGGCGTAGATGTCCGTGATGGGTTTATTTTTAGGGGCTGATGCTTTTCTTTCATCTGATAAGACAGCTTGTCTCTCAGCCTTGGTACGCCTTGCTACTTCCCTTTCCTTCTTGGTCCAGAGAACTTTTGATTGTGTTGACTCAAACACTTGGCCGCACTCAATACATTCTTTAGCAGAAGGTGAGTTGATAGCATTACAGCTTGCACAAATCTTAGGCTTGTATCTTCCGGGCAGACTTTCGCCAGGCTCTACCTCATCTAGACAGCCATGTCTAGCTACGTTCTCACCATAGTCAAGTAGCAAACAGTTCTCTTTGTTATCATGCAATCGCATGCCACGTCCACACATCTGCACATAGAGTCCAACACTTTGCGTTGGTCTAAGCAATGCTATACAATCTGTTCGCGGGGCGTCCCAGCCTTCGGTTAAAACCCCAACATTGCAAAGGGCATGAAGCTTGCCAGACTCAAAGTCCGCAAGAATCTTATCCCGGTCTTGGTTGGGCGTCTCCCCTGTAACCACAGCAGCATTAATTCCATGTTGCTTTAGGTACTGAGTCATCTTCTGTGCATGGAGAACGGAAACACAGAAAAACACCGAGGCTGTTCTGCCTTTTGTATAGGCGTTATCAATCCAATCACTTATAACTTCAATGATGGTTTCATCTACCATCGCTATGTCTTCTAATTCTTTTTCCCGGAAGTCTCCACCTTTGAACTTTAAACTAACTTTGCCAGCATCAATGATGGCATTGTCGTTAACAGCAAAGGCAGACAATCGGCACAAGTAACCTGCTTGTATTAACTCTGGTATCGATACACTGTAGGCAAGACCTTTAAAGAAATGATCTTTACGATTGCCATAGATGTAGCCTTGACCCATGCGATAAGGTGTTGCAGTACAACCCATGACCTTCATGGACTGGCGTTCTGATAGAGTGTCAATGATCTTCTTATAGCGAGTCAAAGAACTAGGTGGCACGTTGTGTGCCTCATCAATAATCATGTAGTCAAACTTGCCAACCTTTTCTAATCTCTTGGGCGAAGCCAAGGTATCGCGACTGGCAACTAGAATCTGTGCATTGTGTTGAAAGCGTTTCATACCAGCAGCGAATACACCCACCGGGGCATCTGGCCACACAGACTTTAGTTTGCTTTCAGCTTGAGCAACCAACTCTTTTCTATGAGCCATGATAAGAAACCTGGCCTTGGGGTTTTTGTTAAATACTTCTTTAATGAAGTGTGAAAATATAATGGTCTTACCAGCTGCTGTTGGTAAGGCAATAAGCGTTGGGTCTTCAGGCCTGGTATCAAACCAAGTGTGAAGAGCATCTATAGCGTTGCGTTGGTAGTATCTAAGTTTCAATGAATGACTTTCTTTTGATTGCGAGGCTGTATCAAAAGCTGCATTAACTCTTCGTGTTCATAAGATTCGAGGTTATCCATTACTACTGTGGATAGTAATTGCATAGCGTCATAAGGTGTGTGTGAAAATTTAAAAGATAATTCAACACAGAATCTTGCGAGAGTAACTACAGCTGCTTTAGTATCTAGATCTTGTCTAGACCAATCATCGATGCACATATGTAAATCTTGCATCACTTGATCACAGGTTCTTTCATCTAAAGAATCTAGGGAATTTTCTTTGTCTATCATTTTTTCTTTCCACATTTAATAAAGTTAGTTTAGCATCTTTTACTTTCTGGTCGATGTCAGTTGGCAAACTATCAAATGTTTTGTCCAAAGAATTCAACAAAGATTCCATTACGTTAATGAGGTTGTTGGCCTCTCTCTTGTCTATCAGCATATCTTTTCTCCAAAAAAGATGGGAATAATATTCCCGGTTTAGTTATAATAAAAAGGCAAGGAGTAACCAAAGCAAATCTCAGGTCGTTCATAGCTTTAGTTACTCTCTTGAGGATTCCACCAACAACATCACTCTCTCCTTTTAATAGGTCGACCTGTTGCAATGTCATGGTGAAAATTATTTACTTATCCCAATCAAAAGGATCTTCTTCAGCACTACCGCTAGGTACTGGTGCTGGAGCTGGGGAAGGGGAAGACGTTGCAGACGAACCGCCAGCTAAAAACTTAGCGATAACATTCTTATCTTCCCACTTCGTACCATCACCCTTATCTCTGCCTTCTTCAATACGAAGGTTGGCATTGAAAGGGACACTCATCATGCTTTCAAGATCCTCCAAACCGAAAGCTTCCATATCAGGATCCATGCCCATGGCTTTTCTCCAGTTACGAAGCTTTCCTTTAGAGACGTTTAGTCCGTTGCCCTCAAGCATAAAGTTTTCCCAAACTTTTCTACCTTGGTACTTCGGTCCCACAACTTCATAAGTTACACTCAGCATCCTATGACCTGTGGCTTTACTGTTTTTACTTTCCCATGATGCTGCAACCATTTCATAGTCTCCAGCAGGCATAGGCCCAATTGAACCAGTGTCTTCTTCGACATCAGTTAAGTTTAGATTAAATAAATCATCCGACATTTTTCTTCTCCTTCATTTTAGATTTTAAAGATTCTTTGAAAGCAGTCATGAATGCGTTGAAGTCAAGATCTAATGGGGCGTTACCCAAGTCAACTCGACTCTTTGCATCGAAGGCTGCGGTGAATTTATGAAATAACTTTCGCTTGCCATATGACACTGCTCTGGTCTTTTCATTAAAACCCTGGCCACTAGTACGAGTTGATACCTCGTAGTTAGCAAACAGGTTGAAGTCTACCCATTCCCGGATCATCGATGATACCTTCTTGTGTAGACTCATCTCCCAACGATCATAGGGCTCACGCTCTGGATCATTGAAAGTTCTGATAGCCACATGAGAAAGCAAGATGACATTCATCTTTTTCTCAAGTAGCAAATCAAACATTTTAAGTATCCGCCTATATAACTCAGCGGACTCTGTGTAACCTTTACCAAAACCTAATGACTCAATGGATTTAACTGAATGCATGTCGCAAACTTTTTGTTGCACAAGTTTCTCAGCCCAGTCAGTGGTATCAAAAACCACAGTTTTGTAATCATGTTTATCCTCATAAAGAGTTTGCAATTGTTTAACAATGTCATCGTATGACTTGCACAATGGAAAAGAAGATACATCTAAGAAGTTAGTTCCTTCCTCTGTCTTAACGAATACAGGCCTAGGTGCATTAGATGCAAAGGTAGTCTTACCTATCCCATCAGTTCCTGCTACATTTATTTTTATTGCTGGCACTTTGATGCCTGTTTCTATGGTATCCAATAGACTCACCTTGCTCTCCTTATATAGTGGTTAACATTTAGATCTTCTTGGGAACTAACATGTTCTTCCCATATGTCTACCAAACTGCTTGGTAAATACATATCATTTAATTTTTGCATTTTGCTACAGAACTGTTCAAAATCTTCACAGCCTCCAATAACATACTCAGCATCCTCAGTTAAACCGATTAAAAAATCTCCTATCTTACTCATTACTTCCTCCTTTTAATGGATCAATAAATGTGACATAAGGTCTTTCATTGATCTTAGTTGTCAAACCTTTCTCAATGTATTCCCAAGCTTTTGGATCTTCATCCTGAAGTTTCTTGGTTGCACGAGTGTCTTCCACATACTGTTTAGTAAATGGAAAGTTTTGTAGTTCTTTTGATAAATCATTTAAGAAGTCTTGGTCCCATGACTTGGTGACCTTGTATTGCACTCTTAAATCTTTAGGTATCAAACCGTTTAGCTGCACCCTTTTAGATCCACCAGAGTTTGATAATAATTTGGTGACTTCAACAACTTCTGGACATTGAGCAATGGCCTCGTCTAAAAGTTTTGATTCTTCACGCAGTTTTGATTGGTTAGATAGATTTGCTTTTTTAAGCTTCAACAAATCTACCAGACCATAAGCTTCATAGTTAGTTTTATCTTCCATAAGTTTGTCTCCAATAACAAATACAAATACCATCATAATGATTATCAAAACTTTGTCAACAATCTTCTTTACTTTTTGTATCATGTCCCTTATCATTGACTTCGATGCGCTTCATTCGTCTTCCCCCCTAAGAGGTTGACGTCCTCCTTTTTTAGAAGCGCATCACCTAACAAGGAGAGAAATGGAATTAAAAGATTACATAGAAAAACGTGGAGAAGAGAGTCTTGCAAAAGAACTCAAGGTCTCAGTGTCCACGATTAGATCTTGGAGATACAACACAAGACAACCCTCTGTCAACCAGGCCAAGAAATTAATCAAGATGACCGGGCATGCTCTTGATTGGGAAAGTATTTA